AGCAAGAACCCCTGGTTCGGAGAAGACGAGGCAATGACTTTTGCCGCCTTTGGCATACATAAGGCCCTTGTAGAAGATGAGGCCTTTGACACTGAGTCTAAAGAGTACTACGATGAACTTGACAAAAGACTAGTGGAGGCATTTCCGCATAAGTTTGGCGAAATTGCTCCCGCACCACAGAGTCGAAGGCCCCAACAGGCCGTAGCCTCTGCCACTCGCTCCAGTTCTTCTGGGCGCAAAACAGTGAGATTATCCCCCAGCGAAGTTGCAATAGCAGACAAGCTAGGGGTTCCTCTTAACGAGTACGCGAAATACAAACGCTAGGAGCTGATGATGGTTGAACAAGCAATTGACAAAACTCCTCGCGCTTCCAAGACCCGAGCGGCCACACCGCGAAGGAAGCCTTGGACCCCCCCATCCTTATTGGATGCACCCGCTGCGCCTGAAGGCTTTGTCCACAGGTGGATTCGCTCTGAAGTTAGGGGCTTCGATGACCGAAAGAATATTTCTGCCCGAATGAGAGAGGGCTGGGAATTAGTTCGGAAAGAAGAGTACCCAGACTTTGAAGCTCCCACCATAGACAGTGGCAAGTATGAAGGTGTTTTTGGCGTAGGCGGTTTATTGCTGGCACGTATCCCAGTTGAGGTTGTTGGCGAGCGCCAAGAGTATTTTCGGAAGCAAAGTTCCGATGCTATGCAGGCAGTTGACAACGATCTTTTCAAGGAGAACCAGCATCCTTCGATGGCGATTCAGAAACCTGAACGCCAATCGCGCGTTACGTTTGGAGGTCCTAAATCTTCGGATAATTAGGGCTTACTGTTAAACCCATTTGCCAAAGGAGCGAAAAATGGCAAATACTAATGGAGCATGGGGGCTTAAACCTGTCGCGAAGATGGGTCAAAACTCCAACTCCACGGGTGTGTCGGGATATACGCAGTATGAAATTGCCAATGCTAACAGCAATGTCATCTATTTTGGTTCGCCGGTCATTCCCCTATCTACAGGGTATATTGACATCGTAGGCGCAGCCGCTGGTGGTACTGTTGGTTTGCTAGGTGCTTTCATGGGTTGTCGTTATGTCGCAAGCACCACAGGGAAACCCACGTGGAGTAATTATTGGCCTGGATCGGGTGCGGATAGCAATCACCCCATAAGGGCTTTCGTCGCGGACGACCCGATGCAGATCTTTAGCATTGCTACGGATGCAACCTGGACCAGCAAGGCAACAGCACGAGCGGCTGTCTTTGCTAACACAGCCTTTGATTCCGGAACAAGTGGAAGCACTACTACGGGCATGTCCTCTGCTAAATTGGACATCGGCACAATAGGAACTACGGATACGCTAAACTTGCGCATTCTTGGCTGGGAGGAAGATCCTCTCAATCAGGACTTTACAGCCGCCGGTATCCCTGCCCTTGTTCGGTTGAACAACCACTACAATAGTGCCAACGGCGCTATTGCTGCTGGTACTGTTTCAACCACTGGCGTATAGGGGTGTTGAAAAATGGCTATTAGTAGAGCACAACTAGTAAAACAACTTGAGCCTGGGCTTCACGCTCTATTCGGTCTGGAGTACGACCGTTATGATCGTGAGTATGAAGAGATCTTCTCCATGGAAAGCTCAGATCGTGCATTCGAAGAAGAGGTGATGCTATCCGGGTTTGGATCGGCACCCACCAAATCTGAGGGTGCTGCGGTAACCTTCGACGATGCCCAAGAAGTATATACGGCTCGCTATACAATGGAGACCATCGCTTTGGCGTTCTCCATTACGGAAGAGGCTGTTGAGGATAACCTTTATGATCGGCTTGCCGGTCGTTATACAAAGGCCCTCGCACGTAGCATGAGTCAGACGAAGCAGGTTAAGGGCGCTGCCGTTCTTAATAATGCTTTTGACAGCTCATATACGGGCGGCGATGGTCTGGAGCTTTGCTCCACGGCTCATACGCTGGCGAATGGCAGTACTTTCCGGAACGAGCTTTCTACCGCAGCGGATCTCAATGAGACTAGCCTTGAGCAGGCCCTCATTGATGTTGCGGGCTTCGTTGATGAGCGAGGTCTGAAAGTTGCGGTTCGCGGTATGAAGATGATTGTTCCAAAGGAACTTCAGTTCACCGTGGATCGTCTTCTTGAGTCCACTCTAAGGCCGGGAACGGCAGATAACGACGTTAATGCCGTAAGGAACATGGGAATGCTTCCTGATGGGTATGCCGTTAACCATTTCCTGACTGATACGGATGCATGGTTTGTCGTCACCGATGCTCCGAATGGACTGAAGGGCTTCAATCGAACTCCAGTTCGGACTTCAATGGAAGGTGACTTTGATACCGGAAACGTGAGGTACAAGGCCCGCGAGCGTTATGCGTTTGGCTGGTCTGATCCTCGTGGTATCTTCGGATCACCAGGAGCCTGATCGATAGGCATAACTAAGGGAGGAGGGTAACCTCCTCCCGCCTTTCTGGGATAATCTAGCCCTAGCGACTGACCCAGCAGACGCTTACGAAGACTCTAGGGCAAAACCTTTGTAAGGAGGTAGCCAAATGGCTAATACAACTTTCAACGGAGCCGTTCGTTCAGAGAATGGTTTCAAGGTTATAAATATCGCCTCGACAACTGGTGCTGTTACCGAAACTTCTTCCCAGGCGTCTACGGGTGTTTTCACCAACAAGTACATCAAGCACGTTGGTTACGCGACAGGTGTTACAGTAAACACCACGGCTGGCGACAGCCCTGCTATTGGTGAGTTTACTCAACCCGCCAATACCATCATAACCAATATCAAGATTTTTTGCGCTACGGCTCCTATAATTGGATCGGGCGATATTGGTTACGAGGTTGGAACATCGAGTTCTGGCGCACAGATTGTCGCGGCAGTCACGGATCAGATCTTGGATGGTGGCACGACTGTTGTAGTTGGCAACGTGACGTTGCCTTCTCTGGTTACACAGACTGAAAGTACAACAACGGCTCCCGCCTCCGTGCAGTATACTTCCGCAGAAAGAACGATTTACTGCAATATCACCAATACAGTAGACGCTACCACAGCGGGTTCGTTCACCTTTATTATTGAATATGTGCAGATTGCATAGAGGAATTGGGGCTAGCTCTCTTTTTCTTTTAAAAGGAGGTTTCTATGGCCGATGCTGTAACCACCACCTCGGTAGTTGACGGACCTCGGACAGCGGTAATTTACTGCACCAATACCAGCGACAGTACGGGTGAATCGGCAGTTACTAAAGTAGATGTGTCGGCCCTTTCGGAATCACCGGAAGGTACTGCGTGCACCGGAGTTCGTCTTCAGAAAATCTCCTTTACGAATGTTGGGATGGGCGTCAAGGTTCTTTGGGATGCCACCACCAATGTTATCGCGGCAGAACTTCCGGCTGACTACTCCGATACGCTGGACTACTCCGATATCGGCGGTATCCCTAACGTATCTAGTTCCGGCAAGACCGGCGACATAAAGTTTACGACTGTGGGTCATAGCAGTGGGGATACTTATTCGATAGTTCTTTACTGCTTAAAAGAGTACTGATGGTGTAGCTCATGGAGGGGCTGGATCGAAAGAACGAGATTCAAATCATTGAGATCCGAGGAGAACTCAAACTTTTGGTCCAGCAACTGCAAACCTTAAAAAACAACGACCTGTACCATCTTCAGAAATCGGTTGAAGGTATTCAAAAGGTTCTGTGGGCCGTAGGTTTCCTGGTTCTTGGTCAGTTGGGGATTGCCATAAGGGCCGCTCTTTGGGGCTAACATGAAGGGTTTCGAATATTATGGCGGTCTCTGGGTCTAAGGACTTTGAACTTAATGTAGCGGAATATATAGAGGAAGCTTTCGAGCGTTGTGGCTTAGAGCTTCGCACCGGATATGACGCCAGAACGGCCCGCAGATCTCTAAACCTGTTATTCGCGGATTGGGCCAACCGGGGCCTTAATCGATGGACCATCAACCAGGTTACCCAGACCGTTGCTGATGGAATCGCAGAATACCCTGTAGGAACCATCACTCTTTCTGTTAGTGATAGCGACAGTTTTACTATAGCGGAGACAATCACAGGGGGGAGTAGCACGGCCACGGCTTCTCTTATAACGAAGCCAGACTCTACCTCCATGACAATAACGGTCCCTTCTGGGACCTTCACATCTGGCGAGACTATAACAGGGTCCTCCAGCTCCGCCACGACAACCACTACATCTACGGCATCGTTAGAGGACACTCAATCCACGGTCGATATTCTCTCCGGGGTCTTACGCAGAAGTGGCTCAGACGTGGCAATGCCGAGAATTAGTCGGGATGATTATCTGAACATCGCCACGAAATCCACATCCGGGCGTCCCACCCAGTTTTACGTAGACCGCCTTATCACCCCTACGGTCAAAGTGTGGCCTACCCCCGAAAACAGCACAGATCAGTTTATCTATGATCGCTTGGTTCGTATTGACGATGCCGATGCCTCGGTGAACACCGTCGAAGTACCGTTCAGGTTTTACCCCTGCCTAGCCGCAGGGCTAGCCTACTATCTCGCCTTGAAGAGGGCACCAGAGAGGGTCCAGCTCTTGAAGGCTTTGTACGAAGAGGAGTTCTTACGGGCAGCCGAAGAAGATCGAGATAAGGTGAATCTTACTTTGGTGCCCACCTATAGTTCTCTAAGCGCGGTTTCGTGATGGCGCGCTTCGCTTCTGAAAAACATGCTCTTGGGATCTCGGATCGATCCGGTGTGGCTTATAAACTTAGAGACATGCGCAAAGAGTGGACTGGAATGCTGGTGGGGAAAGATGAATGGGAAAGCAAGCAGCCGCAGTTGATCCCCGCAAAAGCCACTGCGGATCCCCAGGCCCTCCGCAACCCACGTCCAGATAGAACAGAACCAGCAGTTACCGTTCTGCTGCCCTTTAGCCCCTTTCTTTCTGGAAGCGGCGGATCGGCTGTTATAACTGTGATAGAACCCGGTCACGGGCGGAGCACCGGGGATACCGTGCGGTTTCGTTCTCCGGAAGCCTTTGATGGGTTTACCGCTGCGGCTATTGGAGATTCCGGTGGATTTTCCATTACAAAAGTAGATGCCGACCGCTATTCGTTCACGTCTGGTAGTGGAACAGCGACAATGGGTAATACCAGGGGTGGCGGCGGAAGTGTTTCGGCAGGCCCCGTAACAGTGAGCGCATGACATGGCTTTTACTTTTACCACCCTCAAGACCGCCATACAGGATTACACGGAGAATACGGAAAGTACCTTCGTAAGTCAGTTAAGCCGGTTTATTCTGAATGCCGAAGAACGCATTCTGAAAGAATGCCAGTTAGATGATTTTCGTAAAAATGTCACTGGATCGACCACACAATCTACAAAGTTTCTCACTAAACCCACAGATTTCCTGTCCCCGTTTTCATTAAGTGTAGTGAATAGTTCAGATAATGAATTTCTTCAGTACAAGCACACTACGTTTATTCAGGATTATACTCCTGATCCCAGTACTACAGGGGTGCCTAAATACTATGGAGACTGGGATGAAAATAGCTTTATTTTAGCTCCCACTCCAGATGACGATTACACAATGGAGCTGCACTATTTCTACCGGCCTCAGTCAATTACGGCCTCGTCTGATGGAACTAGCTGGCTCGGCACAAATGCAGAATTGTGTCTTTTGTACGGCAGCTTGATGGAGGCGTATACCTTTATGAAAGGTGAGACCGAGTTGCTGACACTTTATAACAGTAGGTTCCAGGAATCTATTGAGTGGCTGAAGAATCTGGGAGAAGGAAAGCAGTCGG